TTGATCTCCAAGCAAATATTACATTTTTTAGTAATACCATTTTTTGAAGAAAAATCTCCCTGTTTATATGTTCTTGGTATATTTTGTCTTGTTTCTTTGCCTGCATTTCTACAGTCAATACAAGTTTTATAGTTTTCATTTACATTCTTTGATTCAGTGTCAAAGTTTTTTTTACATCTAGAGCATTTAGTCATTTCACTAGTATCTGTGGCTAGAAATAGTTATTTCTTTAACTTGCCCACAATCTTTTTTACTTACCTTATAAGTTATTCAGTAAGAGAGATACTTTTCCCAGCATATAGTTGATGTCAATTAACAACAAGCAGTTGACTGGAGAGCGATCAATGGTAGTGCAAGACCAATATTTCTACAGAACCAAAATTGAAGTGGAACTCGTAGAGTAGCAGCTGGAATAGTTGCAGCACCGGTAGTAAGAACGGATGTATCTCCGACCATTTCTTTGTAGGTAACTTCGTGACTAGCAGTTTGAGTCAATTCGTTCCAAATATGCAAGAATTGACCGTAATGCTTATCGATTCTTGATCCACCAATGGAGATTTCAACTTCCTTGATAAGAACATTACCAATGTTTCTAACCCAAGCAACTGTTCCAGCACCGCCGTTGCTAAGAGCTGGAAGAGAAACTTGGAGATAAGTTCGATGAATTAAATCACCGTTTCGGGAAACGGTGGCAGAGACTTTACGTCCGAAATCAACGGCACCTGAAAAGGTTTGCTCGATTGATTCCATAGCAAAGTTAGTGTGTCTTCGATAGACAACCTTGAAGAAGGTGACAGTTGGGTCAGTTGTCAAGTAGACATCCTGGGCAGGATATACCCTGTTTTTCAACATATTTAAAGCTCATATGAACTTAGGGTTTAGACTATATCTTAAGCCATCATTGAAGTTGATTAAACTTCTCAGACCCACTAGCATTTAGTCGTTGAACCTTTACCGTTGTCTTATCTTAACGACTTTAGGTAATTGGCTGCGGATTGCCCAATCCAAAGAATTTTTACTATACCCAAGTTCTTATCTTGGCCAGACAAACTTTTCAGAATGTCCTTAGTATCTTTGGCTCTAAGGGAGTTCCCGCAATTTGGAAGTGTTGCAAAATTCTTTTGAATTTCACTAGCATTTAACTAATAAGTCTCACTTATTACAGGAGTTTAAGTATATTTTATCTTTATATTGCCTGCTTATAAAGATTACAATGCTTTTCAGGACCCCATCAATTGTCTACATTGATACTAATCCGTAAGCTACTAATTGCATTAAACCACCTGCCATTTTTAGATATTAGTTATAATATAAGAAAAGAAAAAAATTTTAGGGAATTAAACTTGAAATAAATTTGTAAATTGTAGTTAATTCAAAAATTTATTTATTACTCATCATAAAACAGATCAGTAATAGTTACTTCTTTTTCTGGAATATTGTTGATTCAAAAAGATATAGTTTCTTTTAATATATTTAGTCTTTTTTTCCCAAACTTTTTTATTATTTATAATCTGGATTCCAGATTTTTTATAAAGTTTAAAACAAGAACTTATATTTTTTCCATCGATTTTATATTTGTCTGTTAAATCTGATAAATATCGCAGCTACTCCAGAATCCGTCAATTTGGAAATAAAACAATCTGGTCTTTTCCTAGAGTATTCATTATTTTTCTAACAATTCTGAAATTATACTCATACCAAAAGTTTTTATATTCTTGTATAGTATATATCTGAAAATGAATTTATTGAAAACTATTTCTTCATTATTTTTAATACAATCTACCATATTTACAAACAGCATTACTATACCAATTAAAATTATTGATCAAAAAATATTAATTTCAAGTATTGCAACATTTTATTTTAGAATAAAAGACGATATAACTGGATGCGCGCCAGTTCAAACTTTAAATGACTCGCTTTTTTATGGTGGTTGTGGTGAAAATAACAAAGGAATTCAATATAATGGAGAAGCTCAGCGTTATACTGTGGCTATAGCACACGGGAATATCCATTGCAATAAAAAAATCAAAGCTTTTTTTGAAGACAATGAAATAATACTGACTGTTAAAGATTCATGTATTGCATGTGAATCAGATGATCATCTTGACATGTCACTTGAAGCACTTGTCGAACTTACAGGATCTCCTATAATTGCATGCAGTATAGGACGTTCTTTACCAAGAATACAATGGAAATTCATTTAAAATGAATTTCCATTCATGCAGGAAATGTCATAAAAACCCAGATCAAGAATAATGGTAAATATTCTTTTTTATTATATTTTATAGCTAAAATTAAAGTAAGGACAGTATTGAAAATAATATACTGAACTTTCCTATTAAAAAATAGTTGATATTTATCTGGATCAATACAAGTTTTGAGTGGTTCTAAATTATCTAATTTATCTAATCTAAGATGAGTGTAATCTACAGTTTGAGTCCCGTTAAAATTATGTATTTTCTTTCTGAAAAAATTGTCTTTAGCATAATCAGGTAATTTATCACTCTCTAAAGACCCTTTGAAATAATCATAGATATCTATCGAAAGACATTGCTTGCAAATTAAAAATGAGATGACAGAAAGTAATGCTAAACTATCAACGTATGGAATATTTTTACTAAAGAAAAATGATAACATTGCTGCAACAGAGGCAAATCCGATGATCGTATGAAGCAGGACTAAAAATGTTAAAATAATAATAATTATTTCTCTTTCGTCCATAGCTACTTTAGAAAAATAAAAAAATATTTGATAATTATTTTTTATTTTTACCAGAACCATTTTCTAGATTCTATGATTTGTTTTTGATAAACAGCTTTCATTGCTTTTTGATTATTTTCGGAAATTGACAGTAAAATGGTGACAAATAAAAAAATTGAAAAATTAATTCATTAAAGTATTAAATTATTAAAAATAAGCATGCTTGCCACTATTTATGAAGAATCAGAATGTACTTGTTATGAGATGCCTTATGATATAATTAACGATGGAAAAATATCTGAAAATTATGAAATAATTAACTGCAAGTATTGCGCAGATACATATGAAGACAAAGAAGAAGCATTTTTTACACAATTTCTAAATATACTAAATTATGGATTTATGTAAAAAACTAACAAAACTAAAAAAACTAAAAAAACTAAAAAAACCCTAAACAAAAACTGTTTAGGGTTTTTTTACGTACGAATGGAACATTAGATTGACAGTAGTAAAAATGGAAAAAAATATGACTTAAATACTGTAATTAACAATTACTTGAACAGTATGAACATCAGTCGAAGCTGCTGTAAATTTAATTTTCGCTTTAGTTGTTCCAGAAATACCGTATCCAGTTATATTTTCAATATTTACTGGAGTCGCATCAGAAGAATACCCATTCGGATTAACTGATATGTCATAAATATTGGCTAAAAGACTAATTAGATCAGGTAAATCAAATTCGAAACTACACTCGTTCGCCTGAACTAAAGGTGTTAATCTAAAATTGACTGAAAGACTTCTATTATTCCCATTACTGATAAGATTTGTTCTAACAAATATAGTGGCTGAAACGGTATTAACACTGTTATAAATAGTAATACTTGGACTCGAAATTCCAGATGAAATGGTTCCAGAAACTACCAAATTGCCTCCAATATATGTATCTTTTTTAACAGCGATACCTCCTGCGGTTGTAAATGTTCCACCATTATCTGCACTAGCAGCATTAGTTGTATTACTAATACTGATTCCCCCATCTAATGTAATTGCTCCAATCGAAGTACTACTAGAAGTAGAAGTTGAGCTAAATTTCACAGTTCCATCTGTGTTTAATTTGATTTGTTCAGTATTTTCGTTGGATTGTAAAATTAAAGGATTAAGAGAACCTGATCCAGATTTTTCAGTTTTAATGAGGTATCCTAATGTTTTATTGAATCCTAATAAAAGTAATTCTGTATTAATTTGAGAACCTGGTGTTCCCTTGCCATAAAGTTTAATATTATTACTATCTGTAGCATCACCATCATTTGTGAAATATTTTATACTTGAATCGATTGATGATACTTTTGATTGTATATTCAGAGCTCCAGAAGACTCTCCTGAAAATGTGTATGGCTGATTAAAGTCGAGATTTAACAAAGTTCCAACTGAAACTGATTTTGCAACTGAAATTCCTCCAAGAGTTTTAATACTTGCACTGCTAACTGAACTTGAACTATCTGTTGTAGAATAATTGAATGTCTCTCCAGATGAAAGTATCACCAAACGTTCAACCCCGTCTGTTTTTAATGATATGCGTCCTGAAACTGCTCCGGCTGAAAGAATAGCATCACCAGAATTCATTTCATTTCCAAATAATTCAAGCTGAGATCCTCTTCCATATCCAACGTCTCCTCCTCCATTGATAGTAATTCCTTGATCATCATTGGTATCTACTGTACTATTATGAATTTTAAATGTAGAATTATTTGTCCCAGAATTTACTAAAAGCCCATCGCCAGTTACTTTGATTTTGCATAAAGTTCCAAGAAACAAACTAATATCTTTTGTACTATTTGCTGCACTAAGCCATACTCCTGAAGAACTTGTTCCAATTGCAGAATCTACTGTATTTGTAGTTATACTTGGATTAAGGATTATCTTTGAACCATCACTTCTATTTGTAAAAGTTGGAATTCCAGAAGATCCACTTGAACTAAAGTAAATAGATTGTCTAGTTGAACCATGCATAGCGATGTCTCCACTAATATTAAGTGATCCAGATAAATTGCCAATACTATTATTAGTAGTGCTAATACTTTTTCCACTGGCTAATACAGTTTCTCCTCCAAATTCAGAAATTCCTGATTCTACTAAAATTGATCGCGCCTTTGTAATATTATTTCCAAATGGAGAATTTTTGATATAAAGTGTATTTGCAGAATTTATTATTGCGCCACCTGTATTTATACTTATTACCGAATCTAGATAAAGAGTATTAGCGGAAACAAAACTTTCATTTGCGCCTAAAATTACAGCTCCTTCGATATATGAAGTAGTAGCTATAGTTGTAGTCACATCGGTATTAACTGCATCCAAAGTATTTTGCCTTATCTTACTAGAAGCAACTAAAGATGCGGTCCCAGAAGCAATTGTAAGAGTGTCAGTAATACCAGCATTACCAATATCAAAAATAGTTCCTTCTGTCAAGGAAACAGTAGAATTTGTAATATTCATTTTGAGCTGACCTAAACCATTTATTCTAATTTTTTCAGCAGCACCGGAAGAGTCAGTAAAAATAAACCCTTTATCATAGGTGTTATTTTGCGGCGAAAATACAGTCTTGTTTTCTGAAATACTTTTTATAGTTGCTCCAGCCAATGAAACTCCTGAACCAAGCTGGTTTAGGACAATGCCTCCATTATTAAATTCTGCTAAATTTGTTTCTCCAAGAAATAAAGTGATACTACTTGCTGAGTCTGGGGCACTAATCCAAACACTGCCTAAACTTGTGCCAATGGCAGAATCTACTGTGGTAGCTGAGATACTTGGCTTAAGAATTATTTTTGATCCAGAACTTCTATTGATAAATGAAGGAAGACCTGTAGTTCCAGAAGCAGAAAAGTAAATAGATTGTTTAGTCGAATCGTAAAGAGAGATGTCGCCGCTCACATTTAAAGTCCCTGAAAGACTATCAATACTATTAATAGTATTACCTATGCTTGTGCCTTTAGTTAACACAGTTTCTCCCCCGATAAATACTTTCATTTTAATGGATGCTCCTCCACCAACCGTAAGAGCTCCTCCATTGTCTATGTCAGTTGCATCTGTTATGGTATTAATACCTAGACCACCATCAATTACGAGAGACCCGGAACTTTTGGTTAAACTATCAGTAGTATCTAAAACTTTTATTTGCGAATCAAAGGTAGCTATCATTGTATTTCCATCTAAAGTAAGAATATCTGTTCCGTCGAGAACACCTGATTGAACCTTGAATATCATTGCACTTTCTAAATTTCCACTGACATTATTTAAAATTTTTGATCTAATCTGAGCATAACTATATTGATCATTTACAGAATCAAGCCCTGTAAAATCCAATTTAACCCCGGTATTAATCGTATTTGCCGGGGAACCAATACTAATTATATTGTTAATTGTATCAGCATTAAAAATCATACCATCACTATTATTAGTAATTTTAAAAAGAGAAGAATTATTATTTTTTATTAACCCATTTCCGTACACATTGAGGTCTCCATTTAATGTCAATCCTTCTTCTGTAACAAGAGTCTGAACATGAATGGGAAGATAACTCGTAGGCGTTCCAAATGTTCCTGCAGTTACATCAAATGATACTGCAGATAGAACAATTTCTTGAGCATTTTCAGAAAAATATATTCCAGCATAAGGACTATCAAATAAATTATAATTATCTCCGGACAACGGAGCACTTATTAGATCTAGCCCGTCGTTGTAAGGGTTATTATCTACAGTTGTATAAATAGTAGCATTTTTTGTAGTCCCATTGTAACTTTTAATACGTCTTACTGTCCCGGCTAAACTTCCAGAAATTATTCTAATCCACCACCCACGATAGTAATTATTTATAATACTGGAAGTATTTGAAAGAATTAGACTTCCAGGGATACTAGAACCAGTCTGAAATGTTCCAGTTTCTTTTATAACATTATTCACTACTTGACCAGTTCCTGTATCATTGGGAGTTTGATATCTTCTCATCAATAATCCTCCATCACTGATACCGGAAGGAGCCGCGTTAACAACAACAGCATTATCATTTATAGTAATCAATGTTGAATCGATTGTCGTCGTCGTTCCCAGTACAGAAAAATCTCCTCCAATTGTAAGATTTCCTAATATCTTAACTTCCGATGTAAGATGCCCAATATCTACTGGGACACCTATATTATCTACTCCTATTTTAATACCTAAAATTGTATCGGTCGTATTACAGATAATTCCGCCTGTTCCAGAATTTAATATTACTTTATTTGAACTTGTAAAAGTTGTATCGCCAGCAGAACTTGTTATATTATTTGAGACAGCAGTAAGTGAAATATCGCCACTTGAATTTGTCATAGTCGTATTACCAGAACTTGTAATAGTTATTGAAGACCCGGCAGTAATAGATGTACTTGTTAAACTGTCCAGGATTAAACCTCCATTTATGCTTTCTAGAGTAAGAGAACCAAGAGAAGTAGATAAATTACTAGTATTTCCTAAAGTAGCATTCATTCCATTATTTCCAGAAATATCTAAAGTCCCGTTGTCTGTATTAATAATTGTCTTATTCAAGTTAACTGTTCCTTGGATAGTAGTTCCTGACAAAAATAATGTTTCTCCTCCTACAAATAATTTCTTTTTAATAGATGCTCCTCCGCCGGTAGTAAAAGTTCCCCCGTTATCAACGTCTGTTGCTTCAGCGCTATTATTGACACTTAAACCTCCTTTTAACACTATAGCACCAGTGGAAATACTATTAGAAGAAGTAGTAGAATTAAATACGATATCTGATGTTTTTCTTGAAATATCCAGAATCGGATTTAAAATTGTTCCATTATCAGAATAACTATTCAATTCTAGATTACTTCCAAGATCTCCAGAACTTTCAATATCTTTTAATCCAAAAGAAAATCTAGAGAGACCAGAATTAATTGCTAATTGTAGATGAGGGACTACAGTGCTTCCAGACCCATTAAATGTCTTTACAGTATTTCCAACTAATAAATTTTTAGAAATAGAAGCTCCTCCTAACGTAGTTAAGGAGCTAATGCTTCCTAAATTTGAACTATCTGACACATTATTTATTTTTATACCTCCACTCAATTCTAAACTATCAAGTGAATTATTTGATAATAAGACACGTCCGTCGAATCTTGACATTCCAGATTCTACAAGTAATGCATAAGCATTTGTAATTGTTCCTCCTCCAGAAATTAGAGGTTGTGATTTTATAAAAACAGTTGCACTTTTATCAATTGTTGCACTTGAAGTAATATATCCTCCATCAAATGAATTAAAAACAGTATTGATCGAACTTGAAGTAGTAAGAGTTTTAGCATTTGATCTAAAATTTATACCTCTATCTAGTATTTGTGTTCCGGTGAAATTGGTGTCTCCTAATATCAAAGTATTTCCAATGTATAAATCCTTTCCGATAGCTCCTCCGCCTTTGACTGTAAATGCGCCCCCAATTGCAGAATTTGAACTATTAGTAGAATTATCAATACTGATTCCTCCAGAAACAACTAACGCTCCGACACTAGAACTACTTGAAGTAGTAGTTGAAGTAATGAAGGTGTCTCCAGAAAATTTAGTTTTTCCAGAATTTACTGTTAATGCAAAAGAATTGGTAATTGAACCTCCACCGCTTAAAAGAGTTGGAGCTCCTGTAATAAACACTGTAGATGCTTCATTGATAACTGAACTACTTGAAATATTTCCTCCTTCAAATGAATTGAAAGTAATATCGTCTGTCCCGTTATTAGTAAGGGTTTTATTTAGTGATCTAAAATTTATACCAAGGCCTACTCCTTTGCTTACAGTAGTATCTGTATCACCTATATCTATGCTGCCACCTATTCTTGCTTGTTTTTTAATAGCAATACCTCCTGCTGTAGTAAAAGTTCCTCCATTATCGGAATTAACTGAGTCAACGCTAGAAGAAATAGAGAGCCCTCCATTTAATACAAAAGATCCAACTGTAGGAGACACTGAAGCATCTGTAGACCCCATTGTCATATTTGCAAAAACATTAAATTTACCTGTTGATCTTAAATTTATATCAGTAGAATCAAAAGTTAGGTCATTATCACCTAAGCCCCATCGTAAAAAAGTTTTTTCAGGAAAATTTACTTGCCCGTTTAATTGTGTAGAAAAAAGAAGATTTCCTGAAGTTGCTGAAATATTAATATTACTATCAGTATTTGAAATATTTTGTTCGCCCGAAGAACCGAGTTGAATATCTGTATTTTGATCGATTTTAATTTTTGCCCCAGTTAACGTAATATGGTTTCCGCTTGTAATAATGAGATCATTGCTTGCATTACTTTTAATTTCAGGAGTATAATCCGACCCTAATAAATGTATAGATTTATCTAGATAAATATTTCCGGAAGCTCCTATACCGCCAGCAACCTTGATAGTTCCTGTACTTGAACTAAAACTCTCTATATTCCCAGTAAATGAAATAGGTAGTTCAATTGACGTAGAAGAATCAAGTCTTCCAAGAGACTGGTTATAAACTAAAATTCCTTTATCTAAAGGAGTGTCTTCTCTAGTTGCAACTGCTTGCAAATTTCCAATTTCTCCTATTTTATATAATTGCGTACTTTCTTGATAAACTGATTGAAAATTTACATAAGATCCACGGTCTACTTCAAAACCAGATAAATTTGCAGTAACACCTGCTCCTAATTCTGTCGCATTTATTAATAGAATGTTGTCTTTTACTTCTATGACATCTGTCTCAATTATGGTAGTATTTCCTGAAACAGTTAAATTCCCATCAATTGATATATTTCCATGACAAATGATATCATTTGTAGTTTCTAGAGAATTAAAAAGTACTGAGCTTGTATCCAAGACATATTGATTTACACGTGCATCTAGGAAGCTCACCATGCCGGTAGTTGATAAAACGTTGTCTCTGCTGTTGAAATTAAGCTTCGGCATTTATTATTAATATTAGACAATGTTTTTTAATTTTAGAATTAATCTTGATGTTGATTTCTAAAATTAAAATTATTTTTTAGATGCAGTAGATTTAGTTTTTTTAGATATAGAAGATTTAGTTTTTTTAGATGTATTAGATTTAATTTTTTTAGATGTATTAGATTTAATTTTTTTAGATGTATTAGATTTAATTTTCTTAATCGTTGAAGATTTAGTTTTCTTAATCGTTGAAGATTTAGCAATTTTATTTTTTTGCTGATTTAATAAATACTTAACAATTGCTCTCCCTCCCAGTAATGTTATGCCTGCTATAGCGATTTCTATTTTATTCTGGTCTAAAAACTTTATTGCTTTTACAACTTTGACTATTTTACGTAAAGTATTAATTGATAATCCAAGAAATGTTTTAACATTTGGTTGCTCTATAACAGAGAGAATTAATCGCGTGTCTGCTTCAAGAACAATCAAGTTTGGTTGAATTGGAATACTTTGTAATGCATTATTATTTGTTAAATCACATGTTTCCATGACTGGCTGAACTGGAAACGAAGCAAGATTATTATGAGATCCGTTGAAATAGGTCATCTTTGGTTGAACTGGGAATGAAGTAAGATTATTATGAGATCCATTAAAATAGGTCATTTCAGGTTGAACTGAGAATGAAGTAAGATTATTATGAAATCCATCAAAATGAGCCATTTTTGGCTGAACTGGAAATGAAGTAAGATTATTATGAGATCCATTAAAATAGATCATCTTTGATTGAACTGGAAATGAGGTAAGTGAATTATCTCTTCCAAAAAAACCAGTCATCTTTGGCTGAACTGGAAATGAAGTAAGCTGGTTATCTTCTCCATAAAAATGGGTCATTTCAGGCTGAACTGGAAAAGAAGTAAGTTTATTCGATAAAATGGTAAGTTTTTCCATTTTAGGCTGAACTGGAAATGAAGTAAGTTTATTCCCATAAATGCTAAGTTCTCGGAGTCTTGGATAAATTGGAAAAGAAGTTATTTCCATAAAATCACAGTCAATTGATAAAGTCAAGAAATGTAATTTGTATAATTCTAGTAATTCAGGATATTTCCAGGTATCTCCAATTTTGTAATCTTCGATATTTACTTCATTAAACTTATAAATGAAGTTTCCAGGATCCTTGTAATCAACTTTATAAATTTCTAATAATCTCTTAGAAATATTACTACGTTCTCTGTAGCATGTATTTTTAAAAAATTTATTTGTAGAACACAACCTGGTATAG